ACGCAACTCTTGCCCAAGTTTGGGAGACAGTCAGGCCCATCCTCACGGCACATGGACTATCTGTAGTCCAGATGCCTTCGCACGACGAGAACGGCTATTATGTTGAATCGATGCTGATTCACTCAAGTGGTCAGTGGATCAAGAGCAAGACCTACATGAAACCTGTCAAAGACGATCCGCAGGGCATTGGCAGTCTCATCTCCTATGCTCGCCGATATGCGCTCCAATCCTTGGTCATGGTCTGCCCTGACGATGACGATGGCGAGATGGCAATGGGACGCAGTAGCGTTGCTCCTGCTAGGACAACGATCACAAAGGTCATAGCACCCGCAACCCCAAAGCAGGATCCTAATTGGTTCGCAAAAGTGGAGTCAGTAATTGGAGCCAAAGCTCAAGCGGCTTCTGCATATCTGATAACGAAAGGCGAGATAAAAGAAGGTCAATCATGGAGCGACCTTCCAGCAGGCAAGTATCGTGACAATCTGCTCGCTTCTCCAGAGAAGTTCTTGGCGGCAGTTGCAAAGTGGGAGGCGTCGAAATGATCCGACACTCATTACTTCCTAAACTAGCACAATGTCCATGTTTCGAGTCAGCGGGGGGTAGCTCCCCCGCTGCATCTCGCGGGACAATGATGGACGAAGCGTTCCGTGAAATGTTTCAAGCCAACAGCAAGCCATTTAAAAAGCTAAATTCTGTTGATGCTGATGCAGTCATGTGGGCAGTTGAAACCACAAAACAGATTGCAGGAGGACATGAAGTAATAACAGACGAGGAAAGTCTAAAGGTTAAAACTCCGGGGATCGACCACATTGGAACCGAGGATTGCCGAATCCCAGCAATTCACACCTCCCTAGACCTAAAGTCAGGGATCTCACGTTCGTATTACGAGCAGCAATGTGCCTATGCCTACGGAAATATGGCAGCAAGTTATGACTTTGATACTGGTGAATACGCTATTCGCAAATGGACTACGCACCTGTTGTTCTGCGACCAAGAGCGAGTAGTTACTCACTCTTGGACAATTGACGAGGCCAAGGAAATCGTTGAGGGAGTTATCGCCGCATATAACGATCCAGACAAATCGCCAACCGCTTGCGATTATTGCAACTGGTGTAAAAATTCCACTACTTGCGAACAGATAACTATCCCAGTTACCAACACACTGGAGGTTGTTGAAAGCGACATACAGACCAACCTTGCGCAAATTAAGGAGCAACTTGCAGCAGATACAAATCAACTCGCTTTGTTTGTAAAACAAAGCAGTATTTTCAAAACGCACCTAGTCGATTGGGCAAAGAAATTACTGAAGGAAAAGTTACAAGCAGGAGAGAAGATTGCAGGCTGGAAACTGCAACGTCAAAAAGGAGAGGAGACATTTCCTGCGGAGATTATTGAGCATATCGCGGAGTCCACGAAAATGTCACTTTCCGACAGCATTAAGCTATTCGGAGGCAGTATCTCTGCTACAAAATTACAAGAATATTGCAACCAAGTTGGATATGACATTTCAACAATTACTCCAGATGTAGGTAGTGAGATTGTGAAACTTGTTGAGGATAAGCCAAGGAAAGTAAAACTATGAACGATCTGAACTTTGATAAGCTAACAGGTAATGGATGGAAGCAATTCAAGGACTTGCTTCGTAATTCCGATATTGCCTTTTACAAGACGTTTGCAGGACATGAGGAGTGCCGCTGCAACGAAGGGAAAAAGAAACAGGTCGAGGTTTACATCTACGATCACCGAAAGTATAGCCCAGTTGCTGGAGTTGGCTACGAGATAAGATGCACTGGCGAATTGCCAGATGGTACATGGATTGACCTAGAATCTTACGGGCTGAAACAAGACAACGTGGACGATAAGGCAGAGGAGATTTTGTCCGTTTGGGATTGGTCTGTAAAAAACAATTTGACCAAACTTAAAAACTAGATAGTTTGAGTTAGTCTTTTGTAAGACTCGATGTTTAAGACCATCGATAAAAACCAATGAATTTGCCCTTCCTACTGCCGTTGTCGCTCGATAAACGGAGTCTTACTTTAGGAAGGGTTTTCTTTATAAAAAAATGATAGTATCTCCAGACTTTCCAGATCACTGGAAAACAAGAATGCTAGTTGATTTACTCAACGATGAATCCGCGCCCGTGTATCTCATCAGGATATGGGGCCATTGCCAAAACAGGAAAACCAGCGTGTTCACAAACCTTCCAACAGCAGGGTTGAAGGCATTATGCCGATACAATGGTGACGCTGAAAAGTTTGAATCAGCATTTGTGACCGCTGGTTTCATACGCAGGGAAGGTGATAATGTTATAATTCACCAATGGGATGAGTATAACTCCTCTCTGATAGCTAATTGGGAGAATGGAAAGAAGGGTGGAAGGAAACCCAAAGCTAACCCAACTGAAACCCATGGGTTACCCATGGCTAACCCAATCGAAACCCATAGCGAACCTATGGGCAGCCCAACGCGAACCGATAAGAGAAGAGAAGAGAAGTTAAGAGTAGAATTGATAAGACCAGATTCAGTTCCTGAACAGGTCTGGAACGATTTTCTTAAAATCAGAAAGGCAAAGAAGTCACCACTGACACAAACAGCACTCAACGGAATCCAACGTGAAGCTGACGAAGCTGGCTGGACATTAGAGGAAGCAATCACCGAATGTGTCTCCCGTGGTTGGCAGGGATTCAAAGCCGAATGGGTTTACAAACCACAGGAAACTTACCAGAGAGCTTGCTAACAATAAATACATACATGAAAAAATATTACGAAGACTCACTGGTGACAATATATCACGCCAACTGCATTGATGCGCTGCCAATCATAGGTGAAGTTGATTGCATTGTTACTGACCCGCCATACGGAATTGATGGAGGAAACGGAGGCACAAGCAAGTTGCGCGGAAAAGGAAACTACTCATCAGACTTTGATGACACTCCAGAATATATCCAGTCAGTTGTTGTGAAGGCTTTGTTTGAAATTGCAAAATGGAAAACAATGGTATTAACGCCCGGATTTTCAAATATACATTTGTATCCTCAAGCGCAATCATTCGGTGTTTTTTATTGTCCTGCTGCTTGCGGTCGCCAAAGATTCGGTTTTGCAGATTCAAATCCAATTCTTTATTACGGATGGCATCACCTTCAAGGCAAGGGAGCCAAACAATGCAGTATCCAAGTCACTGAATCACCAGAGAAAAATGGTCATCCATGTCCTAAACCAGAGAAGGCATGGTCTTGGTTGGTTCAGAAGGTAGCAACAAAAGACATGATTGTTCTTGATCCTTTCATGGGTTCTGGCACAACGATGCGAGTCTGCAAGGACAATGGAATAAAATCCATTGGAATTGAGATGAACGAAAGATACTGCGAGATTGCAGCAAGAAGAATGTCACAAGAAGTTTTTATTTTTTAATAAATACATGAAATCACTACCTATCGCTATTACCGCAGAGAAAGCGGCACTATCACTCATCGCAATCGACCCAGAGGTTCTACCGCATCTTTCATGGTCAGAAGACTTGTTTGCGTTCCAGCAACACAAAATGATCTTCACGGCACTAGAGAGAGTCTATCAGCGGACAGGTTCCACTAATGCGCTGGGAGCATTGAGCGACCTAGAAACAACTGGCAAGCTGGAATCCTGCGGAGGGAAGGAAGGCGTCATGGAAATTCTCCAGACCATCTTCCTATCCCCCGGAGCCATGTGCATGGAAACCGCATCCGATTATCGTCAACAACTCATCAAAGCGAAAGGATACCGAGATGCCCTCAAGACTTGGGAGGACAACCATGATGACATATGCGCGATGAAGGCAGACCTCTCTAGCCTCGCCGAATCCTTCGCCAATGCAATCGTGCCAGAAACCAAATGCAAAGACGTTAAAGCCCATTTAAACGAATTCATGGACGATCTGGAGGACAAGACTCCGATAGAACATTTCCCAATTGGAATACCCAAGCTGGACAAGTTCCTTGGAGGTGGCGCAAGACGTGGAGAGATGCTGGTGGTGGGAGCGCAGACCTCTGGAGGCAAATCAATCCTGCTTTATCAAGCCGCGCTACAAGCACTGCTGAATGGTAAATCCGTAACTATATTTTCTCTTGAAATGCCTGCGAAGGCTATTCTGCAACGTATGGCTTCTAATCTTGTGGGAAAGACCATCCTGCCCATGCGTGAGATGGCAGGAGTCACAGAGTGGCGAGGAGTGGCATCTGCAAAGGATATCTCAAGCGCAATCATCCAACTCATGCAAATGAAACTCACGATCCGAGACGATCTCTCCGAGGTTGGGGAGATCATTGCAGAGGCATCACGTCTCGCATCTCTTGGCAAAGCGGATGTAATTGTTGTGGACTACCTGCAAATTGTAACCATGCCAACAGCAGACAACCGAGAACAGGCAGTGAGTGAGTTGTCAAGAAGGTTGAAGCTAACAGCACTCAAGACGAATTCCGTGGTGCTGACTGCATCGCAACTCAACGACGATGGTGCTGTCAGAGAGTCTCGCGCAATCGGTCACCATACAGATTTTCTTTTGATCATCTCACATCCCGACGAGAAGAAAAAAGAAGTTGCAACCTACCGAAAGAAACCAGAAACCCAATCAACTTCGCGTGTGCGGATCGACAAGAATCGCCGGGGTCAGAGAGATGTATTTGTGCCTGTAAAAATGCGTGGAGATATTTCAAGATTTGAACAAATCGATGAACACTGATCACGCTTTCGACGAGGCTTGCTTGCTGCTCGATACAGCAAGCGCACTGTGGCAGAGCCGCATTAAATCTAGGTTTGCGGACGCTCAAAAAAAATACGACATGGCAATAGAAATCTACAAAAAATATTTTTCGCAAATCGGAGAAAATCCTATTGACGATTTTGAATTTTAATCTACATCTTGTGGCGTTCGATAAATAAATACACAACATCAAATGAAAAAAGACTACGAAGACGATCCAGAAGAATACTGGAATGAAATCCGTGAACGCAAAGAAGAACGTGGACGCGAAAGATTGTCTGAATGGGAGAAAAGAAATCCCAATCAGGTTTATGGTGGCAACACTTTCAACTTTGGTGACAACGAATGAAACGCACTTGGACAATCACGATTGAGGAAGAGCGATTCGTGAACGCTCGCGGCACGAAAGAATGGGGGGGGTTTAAAATTACCTCCCCAGCAGAAATGGATGACAAATTCGTTCTAGCAATCATCGAGCAGTTTCGATTTGGCAACGCAACTCGCTTTGACGTTGAAAAGAAATTAGTAGGTGATATTCCAACCCTTGAATGCACCTACACAGGTAAATTCTGTTGGGGAGATTAAATGAATGTCACCGACATCATCTTGGCTTTTACTATTGTTTCGCTATTCATTTTTCTCTTCACTGGATTATGGCGTCGATGTGCAAAGTATATTGCCAAGAAGTACGGAATCGACCTGTGATAACATTACACTTTCTGCAATGAAATGCAGACTTGGTGGCAGCACACCACAAAAAAGCTGAATAAATAAATATAAACTAAATATAATAATATGGCAGATCAATACGACAACACGAATCGCGGCTCACTCTTCAAGAATGACCGAAAGGAACTAGACACGCATCCAGACTATAATGGCTCGATCAACATCGAAGGGCGTGACTATTGGCTCAATGGATGGATCAAGGAATCGAAGAAAGACGGCAAGAAGTTCTTTTCTTTGTCAGTTAAGCCAAAGGATCAAGACGCTGGCAAAAACGCCGTAAAAGCCAAACCTGCGCCAGCAAAACCTAAATACGAAGAGCGCAAGAAAGACGACGACGATGAACAAATTCCATTTTGATTTGACAAGTGTTCCGTTTTGATTTTAATTAGAGGCATGAAACAATGCTTCAAATGTAAACGCCATCTTGAGTTGTTTGAATTTTACAAGCACTCAATGATGGCAGACGGACACTTAAACAAATGCAAGTCTTGTACAAAACAAGATACAGAAAACAGGCGCAAATATAAAGAACAAGATATAAACTGGGTTTTATCCGAAAGAAAAAGACACAGAGAAAAATCAAGAAAATATAGAAACGATGGGAAAAATGTTAACAAATCAAATTTGCAAAATAAAAAATGGTGCGAACAAAATCCAGAAAAAAGAAAAGCGCATATTGCAATTAAAAATGCATTAAGGTCTGGTAAAATACATCGCCATCCTTGTTGTTTTTGCGGAAATAAAGCCCAAGCACATCACGAAGATTATTCAAAACCATTAGATGTTATATGGCTATGCTCAAGGCATCATGCTGATAGACACATTGAAATAAACGAACAAAAACTAAAAAAAACATTCTGATAATTTCCTCGCTAGTCCCCAATGGGGACGCAGGGGCCAAGGGGGGCAGCGCATCCCAAAAAACGCTGACAAAATTTTTATAGGTATTGTAGCGGCAACTATGTTTGCTGGTCATCATTTGCGCCAGACCCGTAACTACATAAAAGCGGGTCACACTTTAATAAATACATGAAAGACACACCAGAGACAGATGCGCAGATAATTTGGTTCGGGGGCTGGGAGGACAATCGTCATGTCCCGGCTAACTTTGCTCGCAAACTTGAGATCGAGCGTGATGAGGCAAGGGAGCAAATTAAAAAGTTAATCTATATCGGTGAGAGAGCTATTGATTTAGCTGACATTGATTTTGAGAACGACAAATTCGGCGTTGTCTCCGAACTCCGCGCAGAACTTCAACAGATTAAGGAGGGCGCGAAATGAGATACGAAGTCTTTTGCGACATGGCTTACTTCGACCAATGGGCAGTGCGTCCGGTCGGCGTGAGCCGCTGGGGACATTGCTACCACTTGCCTAGCAAAGAGGAAGCCGAGGGATTGGCGAAGCAACTTGAGGAGTTGGAGGCCGAGCGAGACGAGGCTCAAGCTGCACTGACAACTATCCATCGCTGGATCAAACGAAATCACCCTGACGGATTCATTGATTCTATGAATTACGTGCAGAATTTGGAGCTAGTTAGCGATAACTGGTATGATCGTTTTGTCAGGATAGAACGAGAGCGCGATGAGGCGAGGGAGATCATACGAATGGCAAAAAATAAATTCTGCGAAAACGGATCCGATGGAAACATAGCATCTGAAATATTTTCTATATTGAGTGGAGGAAAATGAAATCATACATCGTTAACTACGAATCTCCGAATAACATTTTTAAAGGTGAATTGTGCATCTTCGCAATGGATCACAAGGATGCAATGTCAAAAGCATTCGACTGGGTTAAGACCAAAGAGGTCTGGAATCACTTGTGGAAAATCAATTTTGCGATTCGCGAGGTTGAGATGGATTTAATCAATGCCTTTCCATTCACTAAACAAAAATGAAAGTCAAAGACTATCCTATTTGGGCGTGTGAGGAATGTGGAAAGAAGCACGGCAAGGGTAGGAAGAGCGTTTCGACTTGGCACTATGGCAAGTGTGATGTCTGCGGTAAAAACAAGAACGTGACTGAACCAAAAGATTTCGGCCATTTTAAAAACTGGTTTAAATAATATGAAAGATGAACTTTATATTTTAGAAATCGAGCGGATGAAGGAATGCGAAAAGGACTACCGCACCATTGCTGCACAATTGGCTTTATACTGCTCTGGCGCAATCTTTGCACTACGAGCATTGAACAAGGAACTTGAGGAAGCACAGATCAAATCTGAAATCGTTCCAGACCCTCGCTCCGAACAATCAATTGATGAATTATTTAAGGATTATCTTGAGTCATTACGGGACTACCCAGAACTGATGGCGATTGCGCTAAAGTTCATACAAGAATCACAGCAATGAAACTTGTTTTAAAACCGGACGAGATTCAAATATGTCAATTGATAGGGCGTATGCGTTCGCTTATCGCTAGAAACAATGGAGTCATCGATGCTAAAATTGGCAACCAAGATGGATCCGAAGCAGACGTGATAGGAATGATGGCAGAGTACGGCTTTGCGAAGCTAATGAATGTTTTCCCTGATCTTGGTCTATCGCCAAGGAGTGGATCCGCTGATGGAGTAATGCCGAGTGGAAATCGTTACGACATCAAATCATCCAAACACCAGAAAGCACGATTGCTTTCCACACTAAAGGTTAATCCAGACGTCGATGTGTATGTCCTATGCATCGTGGATTCCACTTCACTCGATTTCAAAGGATGGGCATGGAAGGAAGACCTGATTAAACCAGAGAATTTAATCAACCTCGGTCACGGAGAGGGTTATGCATTGGATCAAGACAAATTAAGACAATTTTAGCAATTATATGAACTGGACAACTGAACAACTAAAAGAGAAAGGCTATACACTCGGCCCAGATGGCAATTACTACTATGAAAATAAAACTCCAGCTAGACGGCTATTTAACACCCTCACTAAACACGCTCCTAAACGCTCACTGGTCAAAGTACACAAAACAGAAGAACCTAGCCAAATCTGCACTCCTAAAGGCAATCCGCAATACCATCTTTCAATTACAAGGTTCTCAACAAAAACTCTCGACGTTGATAACCTTGCAGGAGGCTGCAAGCCACTTATCGACCAAATCCGCTACGCAAAACTCATCCCAGACGATAACCCAGAAAGCGTCGAAATCACCTTCACCCAAATCAAAGTCAAAACCCAAGGAGAACAACGCACAGAAGTCTCTATTACCAAATCGTAAACCAAAACCTTATGAGCTTTAAAAAACCAAGGAAAGTAGGCAGACCTCCAGAGTACGACGAAACAATCGCAGACGAAATCTGTGAACGTCTCTCAATCGGTCAAACACTGTCATCCATATGTAACCTAGAAGGTATGCCAAACTACTCCACAGTATGGAGATGGGAATCTTCTAATGAAGAATTTCGCAACAAATCCGCACACGCGAGAAAGATCGGAACTCACGCACTCGCAGATGACTGCATCAGAATCGCAGACGATCCTATGCTAGACGCAGCGGAGAAGAGGGTCAGAATTGACACTCGACTCCGTTTACTAGGTAAGTGGAACGCTCGTCAATACGGCGATAAGATCGAAATCGAAACGACTCAAGCCAAGCCACTCAACGTCACATTCACTATCGGTGATCGAAATGCAGAACCTATTGAGCTAATCGAGGGGAGAGATCCAGAACCTCAACAAAGACTAGAGCTGCGGAACGGAGCGGATCAAGAGGAAGACGACACACAAGCGAACGTGTAGCTAATTTTAACCATGAAATCGCACCATGTGTAAACAAAAAAACATATTTAGCACCAGAAATATTACGAACCACAACATATTGTGGAAATGAATAATGACAAAAACCTGTCCGAAATGTGGACATATGTCCATCGTGTACAATTCCAGAGACCAAGTTGACCGAATCTGGAGGAGGAGATTTTGCAACTCTTCCACCTGCGCTCACAGGTGGACTACCTACGAGATCACCGAAGAACTGTTCAACAAAATGATGGAAACCCAAACAACGAAAGAAAAGATCAAACAACTAGCAGAGAGTCTATGAAGGCATACGAGATAACACCAGAGATGCGTATAATCCAGCAACAAAAGCAGGAGATTAGGGAATTACGCCAAACAATCCACGAATTACAGCATGACATCAACAAGTATAAATCATTGATCAACAAGCTGAAGAACAAGCAAAACAACCCATAACTTCCAATAACAGCAGTAGGTGATAATAAAATTTATGAAAAAACCAGCAACACAAAAAGGGCTATACGCCAACATCAACGCAAAGAAGAAACGCATCGCAGCAGGGAGCGGTGAGAAAATGAGGAAACCCGGCAGTAAGGGCGCACCAACAGCCAAGGCATTCAAACAATCGGCAAAGACCGCAAAACCAACAAAGAAGAAATGAGATTTCACGCACTAGGACTTCCACACACAGTTACATCGAAAGAATTCAACGCCTGCGCGTACACGCAGAAGGTAGTGAAATTCGGCAAGATGATGACCGAGCGAGGGCATGAGGTGATCCACTATGGGCATGAAGATAGTGATCTGCAATGCACGGAACACGTCAGCGTGCTGACCAATGAGGACTTCGCCAAGAGCTATGGTAGCCATGATTGGCGCAAGACGTTCTTTAAGTTCAACACGCAAGACCATGCCTACCAGACATTCTATGCCAATGCTATTCGGGAGATAGGTTCCCGAAAGAAAAAGAACGACTTTATTCTTCCATTTTGGGGAAGTGGCGTCAGGCCGATCTGTGATGCTCACAACGACTTAATCGTGGTCGAGCCGGGGATTGGGTATGCAGGGGGTCATTGGGCGCGGTGGAAGGTCTGGGAGTCATATGCCATTTACCATGCTCATTGCGGCATGGGTGCAGTTGGGCAATGCCAGCAGGATAACTATTCCGTTGTAATTCCCAACTATTTCGATATCGAAGATTTCGACTTCAATGACAAGAAGGAGGATTACTTCCTGTACCTAGGAAGGGTCTACTCTGGCAAGGGGGTTGATATCGCCATCGATGCAACGCGCAGGGCAGGCGTTAAATTGGTTGTAGCGGGTCAGAAAGAGCCGGGATATA